AATCCCCGCCGCGGGCGGTGTAGTAACCTTGATGCCCTTGGATTTAGCTAGCGCCAAAAAGTGCTGGACGCCGGCCCGTTGTCGTCGATATTCCTCATCGGATTCCAGATTGATGCCCCACAACCCAATTTCGCTCGCCCCTTCCTTAATTGCCTGCGCCATCATCCACGCCATGGACGACGTTAGGAAAAACGAGCCGTAGGTTTCCATCAGTGGTTTATGATCGAAGGCCACCACCTCAATGCCGAGAGAATAGTTCGGGTAAAACATCCAAACAGGGCAATCGGTCCACGTTTTCATGTGGCCGTGCCAGTCGGCAACCCAATCGGGCCCCTCTACCTCCAGACGGTGCAATTCAAACCATCGATCGGCGCGGGTGATATAACTATGCCGAAATCCGACCCCCCAAATTTTCCATTCAAGATCGGCAATGGGGGCGTAGGCGTTAGTCGATGCCGTCCCCACCAGAGCAATTTTCATGGCTGAAGGTAATCATTCAACCACTGTTGCTCGGAGTCCTGGCCTTCCAAATTGACAATGTAGCGACTGGTTTCCGCCGACGTGTCAGTCAGCGCCACGAGGCGAGTTCTGTTTTCCTCTAACTTTTTGTCCCAATCAAACCCAGGCTCCGTCTTCGACCTCTCAACGATGTCGATAATGGCCGCACACTGTGCCATCATTGTCTGCGTGGCGTGACGCCCAGCGTCTAGTTCTTTCAGTCTGTTCTTCACGCCAGCATTGCGAAACGCCAATTTGGCAAGCAGCGGGTCATCCTGCCACATCGGATATGGCACGGGATCATACGCCAGGCCGCTGTCGGCCAGACGAGTCACCTCAATGCCTAATGCTTTGGCCAGATGAATGAAGTGCTGAAACCCGGATCGTTGCTGTCGATATTCGGTTCCATATTCCATATCGACGCCGTAGATCGAAATCTCGCCTTCGATCGGCAATGCATGTTCGGGGCGAAGCTCGTCTATCGCCAGCGCCATCATCCACGAAAATGTGGATGTCATAAAGTAAGTGCCAAAACGATCCACAATTTTCTTGTGCGGATATGTCGACATATTCTTTGCAAGATCGTGTTCGGGATACATCATTACCAATTCAACGTCCCCGATGAACGATCTTACCTGGTCCCGCCACTGTTTGGCCCACTCCGGAGGCTCCCCATCGAGACGGTGAATCTCAAACCAGCGAGTAGCCCTAGTCACATACTTGGCGCGCTGCGATACGCCCCAGATTTCCCACGACTCATCGTCAAATGGGGCAGAGGCCCCAGCGCTTGTAGTCCCAACCATTGCAATCTTGCGCAAACAAACTCTCCTTGTAAAAGCGGAACGGGGGCATTTTAGCCCCCGCTCCTTTCTCTCAGTTACGTCCCGAGAGTGTACGAGACGCTAGCGCCTTCACCGGCATACGACCCGTCCTTACCAGTCGCGGTAAGAAGCAGGCTATACACCCTCCAGCGCGAGGTCGAAGAACCAACGACATGGAAGCTTTCGCCCGGCATACGCAGTGTAATGCGTCGGCCAGTCGTGCCCATGGCATTGAACACGATCGCGGTAGCACCGGAGCCACCGGCATCGAAGTCCATTGCTTGCGTACCGGACCCGACCTTATGCACGATGAGTTCCGCACCGGGATACGGCGTCGGACACACGAAACGGGTAGCGGTCGCGATGGACGTGCCCACCTCGTAGAACCCAACGGCTGGCGTGGCAGTAGTTTCCGCCACCGTACCAGTCGCGAAGGTCTGGATCGGCAGATTGCCACCGGCAAACTGCGTGGTGACGGAACCGGACGATACCGCAGACACGCGGAGCGTCATGTTGCCGTCGCCGCACTGACACCAGATGACATCCTCAGCCTGGAGGTTCGTCATGTCGTCAGTGTTGTTGAAATAGCCAGCCGCGATGACGGTGGCCATTGTGTCGGAACCGGCGTCGTAGATATACGCCAGATCGCCGACCGCACCCGGTTGAAGGTGCAGATTAGCAACGTCGAAAGCCATAACTGCGCCCTCCTTTAGATCACGAGGACAGTCGGCAGAGATGCCGTGTCATCGAGGGTGAGTTCGATGACGCCAGTGTCATCGATAAGGGCAGCCCCACCGCTCATCATATGGTTGACGAAGTGCGCCGCACGATCGCCATGCCAAGTGATATCGGCAGAGATGCTGCTAGAGCCGGCTTCGCCGCTGGAGTTGCCCCCAGTCGCATAGCCAACAGCGTTTTTGTGCCAAGCGAACCCCTTGGTGCTGGCCGCGCCGACGTTCGGCAGGCCGGTGTGCGAGGTCCACAGGCAGCCCATCCAACGCCGCCAGCGGAATTGGGGAATGCCCTGCTCCATAGGTTTGTTGGACGGATCGACGTAGTCAGCCGAGGCGAACGAAGTCACCTTCATCGCCGCCGAATAGGCAAGCGGCGAAATCGCCACGAACCGATTGCCGTCACTCGGAACGTCAAGCGCATCGAGTGCCTTTACGCTATTAAGCAACGAGTTTTCGATTCCAAGCACAGAGGTAAACACCCACGACACCGCGGTCTGGGTCGTAGTGTCCAGCGCCGTGATGATCTGGTCGTCCACCTTGCGGCCGAGCGCCCACGCGCCACCCATGGCAATCGCCATGCGCTCGTCGTGGTTGATCTTGGCTTCGTCCAGCTTGTCAACCCAATCGCCAGCGTAGAAGTCGCTGAGCGAACACTGGACTGCGGTGTGGTCTTGGTTCATCGGCGTGATGACGCCGTGACGTGCCTTGGTGGTGGCAGTGCCCTTTCCGATCTTTTGGAAAGTGGTGCTGCTACCCTTCACGTTATCCTTGGTGCGGACGGCAGGACGGAGATAGCCGCCCTGGCGCTGAAACAGGTGGTGAACCTCCTGCTCATCTCTGTGTTCGACAAAGCGCGCTAGGCTTTGCCCGCCGACTTGGCGGCTGCATGTTTCCATGCAGGACAGATCATATCTTGGCCCGTTTCCAGACCCCTCGCTTTTCGAGCCGCTTGGCTCTACTCCATCGCTTGAAGTCGTCAATGCGCTTGGATGATCGTTGAACCTTCCGCCGGTCTGGCGGCTTGGATGCTGATTGCCCAATCCGAATAATTTTCACCCATCGCGCTTGCCGTTCCCGGCTACGCTGTGGCTATTCGGCTCTCAGGGGTTCCCAGCAGTTAACGAGGTTTTATGGCAGCAAACTTTACTGCCGCACAAAGGAGGTCGAGACTTGAGTAGCCATGCTCGATACCCCTCATAGGGAGTTGAAAAGATCACTGGTTCGTCCTCCTGCTCTGGTAGCCAGCGCACGGTTGAGCGGCCGGTAGCCTTGCGGGGCGGCCGTTCGGTTGTGTACCGGGGCGTTGCAGTTGGCTTAGTCCGGCGGGGCGCCATTACGCGGTAGCCGCCATCACCATCCGCCCGAGAGCGGAATCTCATTCGTAGCCTTTAAGCTACGCGCTGCGACGATCCAACAACCGGATCGTTGCCGTAAAGTTTGTCGTAGAGGCCCTGCAATTTGGCCTGATGCGATGCCTCAAGATAGCTTGGCGATCCCGGCGGCACCGAATTATTGAGCGACGTGATCTGCTCTTGAATCGACGAGCGCTCTTGTGGGCTAAAGCCGACCGAGAGTTCGCCTTCCGATGAGCGGCGGCCAATGCCGGCTAGATATTTGACCATCAGCGGATGATCGCCGAGGCGCCCGCCGGTGGCGAGCAGCGTGTTTTCCAGGAAGGATTTGAACTCCGGCACGCCGGCGACTTTGGCCGAACTTTCGGCAAAGCGGTTGGCCAGATTGAGGTTGGGCTCAAAATCCTTGCCCCACTCACGCTTGAGCGCGGCTTCGGATTCCTGATTGTATTTATTGATGTTCTCGACAAACTGCTTTTGCAGTTCGCGCTGCTCGCCGAGGAAGCCGTTGACCAGATCGTTCATGGCCTTGGCCGGCACGCCGGCTTTGTGCGCCAGCGGCAGCATGGCGTCGAGAATTTTTTTGTCGGCTTCGTTGAGTTCAACGCCATCTGGCGGCGTGATCTCGTAGCCATCCGGCTTGTCTGGAATGCCGAGCGCTTTGCGATACTTGGCGACATCTTCCTCGGATGCGCCTTCATCCGGCACCTTGATGCGCTTGGAATTGTCGGTGCGCAGATCGACAATCGCCTTGACCAGATCAGTCGGCGAATTGACCCGATCTGCGACGGCGCGCAACTTCGGATCGGTAATGGTTTCGCGCCATTCCGGTTGCGCCACGGCCTTGTCCACAGCTTTGTCTTGTGTCTTGGCCTGATCGCCGGCGGCCTGTTGCTGGTTGCCCTGATCCACCGTCTTGGTTTGATCTTGCGCCTGCTGGCCGTCGGCCTGCGCAGTCTTATCCGTCACCGCAGTCACCGCGCCTTGATCTTGTACGGCAGCGTTCGGCATAACCTACTTCTCCTTTTGAACGGGCGCACGCTCCACAACGGGCGGCTCCCGACTGACAAAGCAGTTCATGAGTTCGTAAAACACCCGCCGCTCGCCAGCCTTGAACGCTAGCGTACCCGGCTTGTCGGCATCGACGATGCTCGGTGTCGGATCGCAAATCTGCTGAATTTGCGACAACACGCGGCGACCTTGCTCGATCGATGACTGACCGTTGAATACCGCCATGAAGTCAGCGGCGCGGTCTTTATAGGTATATGTCCCTTCGTGCCGCACGATTACGCGCGGCAACGCCTCCAACAGATCGACCAGCGGATCGACATCTAGTTTGGCGACCGACCGACGCGGTTTTCTCATAGACCTTGCTGGATGCTCGCCATCGATTCATTGGCGCCGGCCAATGCCTGCTCGGCACCCGATACATTCTTGATCGCCTGCGACACCGGCCCGGCCGCCGCCAAGGTCTGCTGCATCGAGGAATCCTGCGCACGCTGGGCGCGTCTGGCCTCGACATCCTTGAGCGAGCGCATCCATTTGTTCGGCATACCGCCCCATTTCGGCGCGTCGCGGGTGATAACGTCGCCGTCGAAGTTATCCAGAATATCCGGCTGCACCTCAGCCAAGGGCGCCAAGAACTGCATCGACTGGCTCAGGCCGGCGATTTCCATTTGCTTGCGCGCCTGCTGGATAGGCGACTTGAAGCGGAACGTGATCTTGACGTTTTGCAGATAGTCCGGCCGCGGCGGCAGTGCGCCGGCACGATCCATAATCCCGAAGGTGCGCTCGACGATGTGTCCGATGTAGTCGGACTCAAGGCGTCCAAACACCGGGCCAATGACCCGGATGAACTCTTCTTTGCGGGCGATGATTTCCGTCGCCGTCATCTGCCGCGATTCAATCGGCAGGTTGAATACATTCTTGAAGAATGCCGCTTCGACCTGACGGCGGTAATCGTTCTGCATCTCGCGACCGATCGGCAGATTGGTCGTAGTCGGGAACGCTCCGATCGGCGTGCCGCCGTCGCTGGCATCCAGCACGCTGATGCCGCCGGGAAAGGTGCGCAGCGGCGACATCACCGCGTCATTGAGCACCCAGATTGGCGGATCGACGGCGCGCTGGCCTCCGACCAGCAGCGTTTTGCCCATCGCCTGCAACGTCTGCGCATCTGGCAATGCCATCATGCCGGGCGAGCGGGCATAGACTTCGCCGGGCGCCGTTTCCCAGCGCGGGATTGCGGCCGGGAACTCCATGAAGCCGGTTTCTTCGATAATCGATTCATCGGCCACGTCGAGCAGGCACGATGTAAACGGCATCTTGCGCTGACCGATGTCCTTGGCGTTGTAGTCATCACGCGGCATTACGATCTGCGCGAACGTAAATCGTTCGTCGGCCTTGATCTTGGGGTTTTGCAGCGCCTCCGTGATCTTGCGGGAGGGCTCTTTGCCGGCCTTGCGATAGATCGCAGCCGCTTGGCGCTGCGTCAGTTTTTCCTCGACCGAGATGACATCGACGATGCCTTCTTCGTTCTCATCGATCGCCACTTGCGAATTATGGAACGAACGGAACAGCAATCCGTTGCGGACTTTGTTTTCCTGAATCCACAACACACCCCAACCAAAGCACGACAGCACCAGATCGACCTCGCCGGAGCGCTGGATAAACCGCGCGTCCTTGCGATAGATCGCGTTCCACATCCGGTCCTTGGTTTCCTCCAGCCACAGCTTGACTTCGTCGTATTCCATCAAATCTTCGTCGTCGACCTCGACATCGAACCAACTCGACGATTTCGGCTTGATCAGGCCGTCGAGTGTGGTGGCCAGATCGCGCAGCGCCAGCCGCGGCGTACCGTCGTAGATGCTGGCACCGCGCGCTTCGCCAGGATTGAGCGCGCGCGTGAACGTGCCTTGATTGGGCAATAGAATGTCGGCAAGTTCCTGCCAGTACGGATTCCACGGATCATGCCGCGCTCGCAACGATTTGTGTCGGTCGAGCAGATCGACGGCTTTTGCCATGGTCTAGCGCCCGAGCAGCGTCGTTCGCGTCACACCACCCTGGACATCTTCCGACCTTTTCTTGGTCGAGGTCAGCACAAAATCACTATTGCCTCCTGCCATGCCTGCCATGCTCTGGCGGGCGCGCTGCAATGACGCCGTTTGCGACGGCGACAGCGGTGCGCGCGGCGGTTCGGCCGGCGTCATGGTGATATTGGCGGGTGCCTGGAACTCCGGCATTTTCGGCTTAGGCGCCAGTAATGAAAACAGCCCGCCGGCCGCCAGCCCAGTCAACAGCGAAGGGTCCATCGACATGGTGCTTTCTCCTATCGGCCAAGCAGCGGCGTGCTGCCGAGACCGCCCGCCCCCTGGCGACCGAGCGGCGCCAGCACCATGCCGGACTGACCGGCAAGCAAACCGGCGGCCCTCGATGAGTCGCCGGACGGATTGATGGTGACGATGTTTTCCTTGGCCAGCGGCGACGGCACGCTGATCGATCCAACGGATGCCTGCATGGGATTGAGGGGCGGCGAAGTTCGCGGCGCTCCGGTCTTGGGATCGTTGTGTGTCACATATGATCTTTGCGGAAATACTTTGGTATTGACGTAATCTTCCAGCACATCGCCATAAGAAAACAAACTGTTTGCGAAGGACATGACTAAACCTCCCATTTGTGCGGGTCGAAGGACGTTTTCACGTTCTCGACAATCACGCGCTTGATCTTGGATGACTGATCGGCGAACGCCGCTTTCTGACTGTCGCGTTCCGCCAAATAGGCGGCCAGCTTTTCCTCGGTCCAGCCGTTACGGATTTCATCGCGCGTCGGCTTGCGCCTAGTGGATGGCGCCATCGCGCAACGTCCGCACTGCAATATCCGGCCCAAGACTTTCGATGACCCGATCGCATTGCTGGTTATTCAGCCGATCGCCGGGATTGGCCTTGGCGTGCGCGCGCCGGGTCATCTTGCGCAGCTTTGCCAGATCGTCCGGCGTCAGATCGTGGATGAAGCCAAGTCCGCGCGTCTGCATCGTCAGATTGGATTTCGGCGCAAAGGTCTGCGCTTCGCACACCAGCAAGCGCACATCAGGGCCATGAATGTGTTCCGGCACCTGCGGCACGCGGTCCTCGCCGGGCTTCTTGACGGTAAACTCCAACGGTCCGATCGCCACGTTATTCTGCCGTTCGGTCTCGCGCGCGATGTTGGGGCAGTCGATAGTTTTCCAGCGATCGATCTGTTCCTGAGTTTCCGTACCAGACAGCCAGATCGCCATCTCGACCAGTTCGCCGGGTTTCATTCGCGGATCATGGTGCCGTTGAACAGCGGGATTTCCGACAGATCGGGATAGTCGTCATTTGGTAAGTCTTTGTTGATCTTGGGCAAATGCGACAGTCGCCAAAGACCCTGCGCAGCTAGGGGCGGCGATATGTAATGGTGCCAACCAAGATGGTTGAATTTGTCCTTCTTTGGCGCAACGCCTTCGGTGCGCCCATCGAACCGTGCGCGGCGAAACCATTCATCGGCCCTCGGGTCGTCATGCAAGATAGCGCCACCTTGGTCTACCCCTAACGTCTTGCTAACGTGGAACGAAACGCACATAAACTGCCCGCTGTCATACATAGCGGACGTAAACCGGCGCGCCGCGTCCCAGACCGGCAGCGGCGCCAATTGATAGACACCCGTCCATTGTTCGTCGCGGAACTTGATGCCGGCGCCAGCGTGCATGATCTGCATGGGCACTGACACGTACGTCAGCTTGGGTATCTCGATCGCTTCCGGCAAACGACCCGCTTGTTTATACCATTGCAAGCACAGGAACAACGCATTTGTGCAACTGTTGACCGCAACCGCGAACGGTGCTCCGGTATATTCAGAAACGGCACGTTCAAAGTCACGTACTACCTGAAAAGCATTCATGCCGCGTTGACCCCGCCACTCGCACCACGGTTTCTCTTGTATCTGAGGCGAGCATAAGCGCGCCCGCAGTCAACGTGCTCTGGTTGTTTTTCACGCCGAAGGTTAGCTGGGTCGTCATATTCGCCACACACCCAACATTTACGCCATCCGGCGTTTCCACAATCCGCCAATGCTTTCATGCGGATGTGTATCAGTTTGTGGTACGCTTCATTCGGACACACAACTAAGTTTTCTGGACGATTATCTGATTTGTTTCCATTAACATGATGAACAAGCGCTCCTGCCGGCAATGGTCGGCCAAGCGCCCTTGCTGCAGCAACGATGTGCTCATAAGTCCTGACACCATTAATGCATATGTCGACGTATCCATCGGTGTTTATTGAGCCCGAGCCGTTTTCTCGACGCCCAATTTTTAATTCACCCCTTCGAGACAATCGCCCACAGTGCATACTACAATATCTTCTTTCGTGAGCGCGTGGCTTATTGCAGCCATCGACAATGCATGTTGCCATGCGCGTCACAACGCCGCTCGTAGTTCGTCAATACTCATGCGTCGCGCTTTATCGCTTGACAAACTTTCGCACATTGATTCGTGCAGCTTTTCATATTTTGGAAGCCCGACAACATCAGCTTCAACACCCATCGCTTCCACGATATCTCCAAGCCGATAGGCTGGCAGCGCTGGAATCTTTAATTCGCCACCAGACATTTCATTAATTGTTGTTAGAACAAGTCTAACCGCCTCATCCATTGTCATAAAAAATCGCGTGCAATTTACATCGGTAACGGGCACTCGACTGGCACCGCTGGCAATCATTTGAAGCCACTTTGGAACCACGGACCCGTTCGATTTCCAAACATTTCCGTATCTCGTGACCGAAAAAATAGGTCCCTTGGCCCCGCGCGTGTTGTTGGCGCTCAACAGCAGCATCTCGGCCAGAGCCTTGCTTTGGCCATAAGGGCTGATCGGCTGCCATGCTTTATCGGACGATAAGCCGACCACCTTCTTGATGCCGGCGTCGGTCGCCGCCTCGATCACGTTCATGGTGCCGAGAATGTTGGTCTTGACCATTTCCGTCGGATTGTAGGCCCCGACCTCGATGCGCTTGAGCGCAGCGGCATGCACCACGACCTCGATGCCTTCCATGGCGCGGCGCAGACGGTCGCGATCGCGCACATCGCCGATAAAAAATCGCAGTCGCGGGTCGCCATTGCGCGGCGGATCGAGCGGCGCAAATTCCTGCGCCATCTCCGCTTGCACACGTTCGCCACGAGAAAACACCACGATGCGGCCGGGCGGGCTGGTATGTGTCAAAAGGTGCTTTACAAAGGCTTGGCCAAAACTTCCACTGCCGCCGGTTACCAGCACAGAATGCAATGATCAGCCTCCGGCCAGCGTCTTGCGCTTCTTGCGCTCACGTCCGAGCAGCGCGCGTCTCAACACGGCGTTAGCTTCGCGCACCGCTAGTCCATCGTTGCCGGTGCGCTGCAATACCGAGTTGGCGACGTGCGCCCACATGTTTTTGTCCTTGGCGGTCTTGGCCGCTTTGTTGTGCGACTGCGCGTCGCTGGCTTGCCAAGGCATCAGTTCGTTTCCCCGACCATATCCAGTGTCAACGGCGTGCCGCGCGCGATCGGCTGCTTGGCCACGCGCCCGATCAACGTCCACAGCCGCCACGGCGGCAAACCATGGCCCGGCCTAATTGATCGAATATTCTCATGCGTCAGCTTCTCGCCGGCGGCGATGTCCTTGACTGCGTAGAGCGAGCGCCGCAATTCTTTGTGCGGCTCTGGCGGTTCGCACTCCAGCATAGCGGCGCGGGTCTCACGCACCGCACTCACCATCGCTTTGAACTCGTCAGGCTCCAGTGAAAACGACGCATCGAGTCCACCATCGGCGCGCGATAGCGTCAGGTGCTTTTCGATAACCCAAGCGCCTAACGCCGTCGCCGCCACTGGCATTGCGATGCCAAGCGTGTGATCGGAAAGCCCGACAGGAAAACCAAACTCCTCGCGCATCTGTTTGATGCGCATCAAATTCGCTTGTTCTGGTTTGGTAGGGTAGGCCGATACACAATGCAACAAAGTCAATTCCGAGGTGGCAGCGGCATCGATCGCAGCCCATATTTCTTCATCGCTAGCCATGCCAGTCGAGATAATAACCGGCTTGTCAGTCAGTGCCGCGTGTTCGATTAGTCCTGTGTCGGTGATCTCGAACGACGCGATTTTGTAGAACGGACAGTCCATATAATCCAGCCGATCGACGCCGGCGAGATCGAACACCGAGGCGAAGCACAAAATCCCAGACTTTCGCGCGTGCGCGAACAGCGGTGCCAGCCACTCCGGCGGGGTTTCCGCTTCTTTGTAGAGATCGTACAACCGGCGCCCGGCCCATGGCCCGGCAGTCACCGTAAAGCCCGGCCCGTCGCAATCGAGCGTCAGCGTATCGGCGGTATAGGCTTGCAGCTTGACGGCGTCGGCGCCGGCGTCCTTGGCAGCGTCTATCAGCCTAAACGCGCGCGCCAGTGAGCCGTTATGGTTGGCCCCTATTTCTGCGACAATCATGGCGCAAGCGCGTATGTACCTTGAACGTGCTTGAAGCCAAGCGAACCGAACAGTCTGATCGAGCGCACATTGCGCGGATTAATGTTGGCGACGAACCACCCGACACGCTTTGCCGGGATAGCCGGCAACGGTTCGTGCTTGGCCAGCAGCAGCTTAAGCGCGATTGTCCCGATGCCGCCGCCGCGTGCGTCAATAAATAAATGGATGCCGACTTCGTTGTTTTGAGTAACGTAGACGTTACCTAGCCACTCTCTGCCTTTGCGGATCAGATACCAATAGGCATAGGGCTTGCCGGCGACAAAGGCTTTGTGTTTCTCATAGCTCGGCAGCGAGCGGTGGCTGATGTTGATCGTGTCGGCATCCGGATCAATAGATCGCTCCGCCAACAGATCCCACAGCACATCGACCGCTTTCGGTTCGTCGTGGACGTTGACCAATTCGATCATGGAGCGAACTCACCATAAAAGCGCGGCTCTGCCATGCGGCGGGCAGCAATTGCATCGGATTTTGTTTTATAGAAACCAAGAGAAATGCTTTTGCCAGCAATATGCACCCTAGCATTCCACGTTCTGCTTCCCTTGTGCTGATAAACACCGCGCGACTTGCTGCGATCAATCGAGTTGACTTTATTCTGGCTTGCCGTCGCTTGACGAAGGTTTGCTATTCTGTTGTCGTCCCTAATCCGATTGATATGGTCAATTTGGTTTTGCGGCCACGCTCCGTTGCACCACAGCCACGCCAAACGATGAGCCAAATATCTGCGGCCATCGATATAGATGCTGATGTACCCACCCATCAAATATGTCCCGGCCTCACGGCCGGCCGGCGCGTTGCCACCACGTCCAATAACCCAATAAAATTTCCCCGTTTCCGTATCGTAACTAAGCAATTCTTTAAGCCTTGGAACGGTAAGCATTGCTACTTTGCCATTACCCAGGCCGTTAAGTTATCAAGACCCGTCAGCCCGCGCCATTCAAAGCCACAGGCCACCGGCTTGAGCCCGAAGTTGTCGATCCAGTATTGGCCCCAGTCGCGCTTCCACAGCAGCCCGCGTTGTCCGCGGTAGTGGATTTCCTCCGGCTTTTCGGAGAAGTATTCGATGCTCACGATCCAACGGCGCGCCACCCGCATGATTTCCGCGCACGAACGCAGTAGATGGTCCGGCGGTATATGGATCAGCACGCCAGAAGTGAACACCAAATCGAATTGATCGTCAGCATATGGCAGGCTTTCGGCCGTAGCGTCGACTGCGGCGATGCCGGCCGCCCAAAGCTCGGCCAGGGCGGCGTTGTTTGGCTCGACAGCCGCGAACTCCGCTTCATCCGGTAGCAGAGTGCGCAGCGCGTGGATATTCTGGCCGACATTGGCGCCAACTTCCAGAATTGACAACGGCACCGGAAACATTGGATCGAGGATGCGATCCCACATATCGGCGCGCGCCTTGAGCATCGGCGCGTTGCGCGAGATGTAGGCGTCGCCCCCCTTGCCTCTCCAATGATCGATAGCGCTGACCACATCACTCATGCGGCGACCTTTCGGTTGGCGTTGATGTCGCAAATTTCCGGGTGATCTTCGAGAATGCCGAGAACGTCATCCATGCTCTTAGGATCGCCGTAGCGGAACAGCGCGCGCATGAACTCCAGGTCCTCGGGATAGTCCAAAGTCCAGCGGTGCCATTTAAGATCGAAACACCCAGACGCCACGTTGACGCGCTTGGCATTGCGCACGACCCATGGCGTTACATGCTCGCGATCGGCTGGATCGGTTGCCATGTCGGCGGCATTAATCAGGGCGTCAGCGGTGAATGCTTCGCAGTCCAACCCGTGCGGAAAACTGCGTGGATGCACGTTGCTGGTATAAATCGCGTGCTGCTTATGCCGCAGCGCGACCACGCGAGCACACACATCGGGATCGATCAGCGGGCAATCGGCGGTAATCCGAACGACCGTGGTTATTTTGTTGCGGGCAACGACATTGTTCGCCCACACCATGGCACCACGATAACGCTCCAACACATCCTTTTCAGGCCCAGAGAACACCGGCACATGCAGACGGCGCGCCAGATCGATCATCGATATGCTGGCGCCTTCATCGGGCACTGCAAGAATTACGAGATCGACGCCTTGGATGGCGAGGCAGCGCCGCAGCACGTGTTCGAGCACTGGGCGACCGGCCAATTCGTGCATGACTTTGCCGGGCAGACGGGTCGAACCCATTCTGGCCTGCACAATAACGGCCGTGGTCATATGGCGGTGTCGAACAGAATGTTGATCAGGTTCGTCCATCGCGGCTGCGGCAGTCGCAGGCCAGCGCACAATTCAGAGCCGCGGCCCATCAGCATGTCACCAGAACCATCAACGCGGTTTACCAGCACCACCAAATCCCACTGATCGTCGCTCTCGGGCGGGATCGAATTGTAAATGCCGACCGCTTTAGCCAGCGCCTCGCCGCTCAAAATGCCGTGCGAGCGGTAGGCCGGATTGGACACGACCATTTGCATGATCTGCGCCATCGGCCGGCAATCGTTTGCCGGCGCTGCGAACGATGGTGAGGCAAGGGCGCACAGAACAGCAATGATCGCTACTCTGTAAGCCATAGGATTGCCTCATCAGGCTGCCACCCGTGTCGGGAACCCTTGCCCAGCCAACCATTGCGCCGCGCCGCGCGGTGTCGCGTCGGTAAACTGAAACATGGCCCCGGCCGCCACGGCATGGGCGCCGGCACGCAAAGCCTCGGCCATGTGCTCGTATGTGCCGCAGCCGCCAGCCGCCACCACTGGAATGGTCACCGCTGCGGCCATGCGCTCGATCAGATCGAGGTCATAGCCTTCGAGTGTGCCGTCGCGCGGAATTGAGGTCAGCAGGATTTCGCCGGCCCCGGCGTTTTCACATTGCTGGGCGTAGATCACGGGATCGCGGTCGGTTATACGCGATCCGCAATTTACGTATACAAAGCCATCGCCGCCCACATCGATCGCCACCACTACCGCCTGCCGGCCATAGCGGCGAGCGGTCTGCTCGATCAGGCTCGGATTATCGAATGCGGCCGTCCCGATCAGCACCTTGTCGGCACCGGACATGAACAGCGCGCGCACCTGCTCGATGCTGGTAATGCCGCCGCCGACGGTCAGCGGCATGAAGCAATCGATCGCCAAGTCAGCCACAGTCTTGATATCGGAAGGACGCCCTTCTGGCGTTGCCCCGATATCGATCACAACCAACTCATCGACGCTGCGGGCCTGATGAATGCGCGCCGCCTGCAACGCATGGCCGACGACGCGCCATGAGTTGAACCCCTGGCCCTTGACCAATTGCGTGCCGCGCCGCAGCAGCACCGGAATGATGCGGACGGCGAGCACCGACGTTGCCGTGTTAAGACGCAGTGCGGAACTGCGGGCCGTGCAGCGAATATGTCCGCCGCAATATTCTGTGTTGGTAATCGTTGAAGCTCACCGCGATTACACTGTGAGCGGTGCGACCGACCACCACGGCAACGTGATTGCGACGAACCACGGCGATGTCGCCTGGGCGAGGATCGTTGGTCTTACGGCCCCACGAATAGAACGACCGCGCCAGCGCGCTGCCCGTGCCCTTGATGCCGGCTCGCGCCAGGACGTAGTTGGCGCCCAGCGCGCAATAGACCCGGCGCCCGAACCGCCACGTTCCAATCCCGGTTTCACGCGCCCATTGCTTGAGTTGAACGACGCTCGGTAGCGTGTCGACGTAGCGCTCGGCCACCGCCACCACGGAACGATTGCCGCCGTCGCTCGTCTGACTGACGGCTGGGCTACCACCGGCATCCACAGCGCGCGCCGGAACGCGGGCGACGCGCGATCGGTATGATCGCTGCGAGTATTTCTTGGCCTTCACTGCCACCCGTTCGGCGACAACGCGGCGGGCTGCCCAGTCTGAGCAACCGCGGTCATTGCAGGTGATGATTTCTTGGCTTCGGTGTTTTCTTGGTTTTGCATCGGCAGTGGTCATAGCCGTTGCGATTATTGCAGCAGCTAAGATCGCGGTCGTGAACCATTTCATACGAACCTCGTTCGTTAGGAGCGGCGCTACCGGCCGCGGGAATTATCGTCTCCGGTTTCCAGCTGCTCGCGCAGCCCTTCACAGCAATGCGCCACCCCGCACCCATTGCATGATGGACAGGGGAACACAGAGCCAAAGCCAACTTTGAGTTTCTCGGGGTGCGGCAGTTCGTCGTAAGTCACCATGCCTATACCTTGGCAGGCTTCACACCGCATCGGGTTCTCCTTGTAGATCGGCACCCCACGTCTCGCCCTTAAGCGTTAATTGCCGATCCCAGTCAATGTGATCTTCAACAAACAGCCCCTTATCCATAAAGCGATTGCAGATATCCAAAAACGTGCTGCGATCGATGCCGATGCGATCAAGAATGCTGTCGATATAGACGCCCATGTAATACGAAGGGAACAAGCCTTCGCGCTCGGATGCGCACGCAAGCGCATCGGCACGCCAGATGCGGCCGTTCCGGATGTCAACAGATAATTGAGCGGCGGCCCTTCCGTACCCGTACTTGAGCCATGAGAAAAAGTCGTGAATGCCCGTCATCGCATTGTCGACGTTTTCAAACGTCCACCAATTTGCACGCGTCGGCAGATCGGACGAAAAGCCGACAGTTTTTGCAGCCTCGGCGTTTTTGTGGCTATCCCATGGCCCGACAAACTGACCGATAAAATACGCGCGGACCCTATCAATGCCGCTGGCCGGCAACGCATAATCCAACATATCGCGCTCGGTGATCCCGTATTGACCGACACAGTCGCTCGGCCTCAGCCCGAGGAACCCACCGAACTCCGAACGCCACCTAGCCGTCAGTTGCTCGGCCAACTCAGTGCCGGGCGGACCGGAATATGCTTCTTGCGGATTTTCCCCGTAGAAGATCAGCGGAATGCCGTAGGCGACCGCGACCTGGAACGGCACCGAGAAAATAGCCATGTGCTCGGGATACGAGATGTCGCCAACCAGTTCGAGCCCGAGCCGATTGAGCTTGGCGCGCACCGTACAGTTCGGCGTCACCTCGATCGTCGTGGCATAGCGCGCTAGGTTGTCGATGTTAGCGCGACCGATCTCAGTCAGCATGCAGGTCGAAGCCGTCACCACCAACGGTTTGGCACCCATTGCCAAGAGCGTCATGACTTGGAACGTCGAGTCTTTGCCACCCGACGACGGCACGATGCAATCGAAGCCCGAGCCGTTGCGGCCGGTCTCCAGAATGGTTTCGAGCCGGACCTTGCGTTCGGTCCAGTCGATGGTCGCGCGCTGCGCAAAGTTAGTGCAAGCCGAGCAGACACCGTCGACGAAGGCTGTGTCGGGCCTGGAATTTGGAATTAGACACAAGCGGCAACGAACCATTA